TGTAGATACATCTGGTGTGCGTCTTCCAGAAGATCCTCCTGAAGAGGAAGCACCTGGAACACCAAGTTCAGTGGAAGCATCTGCTGAAACTGATGAAGTAAACCAAGAGGAGGAACCCGAAGATGAGACTGATAGCTGAAGAAATAACTCAAGTAGAATTTCTATCTGAGGAAAAGGAAGGCAAGAAGAATCACTTCATAGAAGGTGTATTCCTTCAGGCTGAACTTCAAAATAAAAATGGTAGGAAGTATCCTGTCAAGACTCTCGAAAGAGAAGTCGCTAAATATGATGAGCATCACATCCAAAAGGGTCGTGCTCTAGGTGAGTTAGGTCATCCCGATGGTCCTAGCATAAATCTTGATCGTGTATCTCACAAGATCGAGTCACTCAGACAAGAAGGTAATAACTTCATAGGTAGAGCTAAGATACTTGAAACACCTATGGGTAACATTGCTAAAAATTTAATTAACGAGGGTGTAAGACTAGGAGTTTCTAGTCGTGGGATGGGTTCTCTTAAGAAAGAAGAGGGCTGTAACGTAGTTTGTGATGACTTCATGCTTGCCACTGCTGCTGATATAGTAGCGTATCCTTCGGCTCCAGATGCTTTTGTAGATGGAATCATGGAAGGAAAAGAATGGGTTTGGGATAATGGCATACTAAAAGAGTCTGCTGTTGCTCAAATTAAGCAGGAAATTGATGAGGCAACTCTAATAAACTTACAAGAACGGAAGGTTTCCGCATTCAGTAAGTTTCTGAAGAGTTTATAATTATAAATAATCAAAGACTAAAGCACTGAACGGAGTAAAAACAAATGTCTGACAATCAGAAATTAGATAATATGGAAGAAGTGTCTGAGGGTTCTAACGTTGTTACCAAAAATGCTAAACCAGCCGAAAAGATTGACACCTCTGGGTCATCTGATTCTCTGGGTGGCAGTGGTAAGAAAGTTGTCCACGTAGATACGGATTCACTTGAAGGAGCCGCTGGCACCAAAAACGCTGGAAAATCTGCTGCTAACTCTGTTAGTGTAGAGAAGGATAAGTCCCTGAAGACGAAGCCTTCGGACGCATCATCTAAGCAGGAGGAAGTCGAGAATGACGAAGAAGTCATCCAAGAAGAGCCTGAAACCAAATACGACTTTACTGAAGATGTTGACGCTCTTGTCGCTGGTGAAGAATTATCAGAAGAATTCAGAGCCAGAGCCGTAACGATCTTTGAAGCCGCAGTAACCTCTAAGGTTAACGAGGAACTTAAGATTGTACAACAAGCATTTGACGAAACTCTGTCTGAAGAAACAGAGAAAATCAAAACAGAATTGGCCGAAAAGGTTGATGATTACATCTCCTACGCTGCTAAGACTTGGCTAGAAGAAAATGCACTAGCTGTCGAGCATGGTATTAAGGTAGAGATGTCAGAATCATTCTTTGCTGGTCTAAAAGAACTCTTCGTAGAGCACAACATGTCTGTGCCCGAAGAAAAATTCAACCTACTTGACGGTATGGTTGGAGAGCTTGATGAGATGGAAGCAAAACTCAATGAGCAAATCGACGCTAACGTTGCACTCAATAAGAGAGTGGGACAACTTACAAGAATGGAAATCGTGAATGAGGTATCAGCAGGTCTTGCTGAAACTCAGAGAGAGAAGCTCGCTTCTCTAGCCGAGGGTGTTGAGTTTGAAACTGAAGAAGACTTTAGAAATAAGGTCGAGACAATCAAGGAAAGCTACTTTGCTCGCAAGGAAGCAACCGAGGTTGCGGATCCTACCGAAGACAAAGGGGAACCCCTTGTGGAAGATACCAATAGCACATCAATGTCTAAGTATGTTGATGCACTAAGCAATTGGTCTAAATGATTATAAATTAATAACTACTTTTAGAGGAGACAAATGTCACTTAAATCACTCCAAGAAAAGTGGGCACCCGTTCTGAATCACGACGCTCTTCCAGAGATCGGTGATACCTATAAGAAAGGCGTAGTCGCACAACTTCTTGAAAACCAAGAAAAAGCAATTAGTGAAGAGGGTAAGATACTTACTGAGACTCTTCAAACCACAGGTTACACTGCTGGCGACACAGCAACTGGTCCAGTTGCAGGTTTCGACCCAGTATTGATTAGCCTAATCAGACGCTCAATGCCTATGCTTATTGCATATGACGTTGCAGGCGTACAACCAATGACAGGTCCTACAGGACTTATCTTTGCAATGAGAACCAACTACGGTGCAGAGCGTGCTCCAGCCGCTGGTGGTTACGATGAAGCATTCTTCGATGAGCCTAACGCAGGTTTCTCTGGAGGTGGTGGAAACACTTACGATCCAGGTGCTTCTTCATCTGCAAACAACGACGCAGAAGGCAACAACCCTGCACTACTCAATGATTCCCCTGCTGGAACATATGAGCAGACAGGTGATGCTACTGGTATGACAACTGCTACAGTTGAAGCTCTTGATGACAGCAATGCCACCAACACGGCCTTCCGTGAGATGGGATTCTCAATCGAGAAAGTAACTGTTACTGCTCGTGCCCGTGCGTTAAAAGCTGAGTACAGCATAGAGATGGCTCAAGACCTCAAGGCAATTCATGGATTGGATGCCGAGCAGGA